CCCTAGTCAGGCTCCTGCGGCGGGGGCACCTGCTCCCATTGAGTACGAACCCACTGGCGATCCTGCCTTCGACCTGTTCCTCGGCTTTGTCGGGAAGCAGGGCTACGGCCCGGAGAGCGCAGCTATCAAGGCTGCCGAAGCTGGAGACTTCTCTCTGCTCAAGGCTGAGCTCGCCCTCAAGGGTGACAAGGCCCAGGGTTGGGAACAACTGGTTGCGCTAGGCGAGCGGACCTACTCAGCCAAGCTGGCTGAAACCAAGGCTAAGGCCGAGGCGGATGCCAAGATCGTGGCTGAGTCTGTCGGCGGTGCTGAGAAGTGGGCGGAGATTCAAGCGTGGGCTGTTGCCAATGCTGAGCCTGCCGAGCGCGCTGCTGTCAACGCTGCTCTGTCGGCTGGTGGTATCGCTGCCAAGGCAATGGCTCTGTACCTAGGCCAACTGTACGCAGGGACCAATCCTCCCAAGCAGGGCGCTAACGCTCTGCCTAATGGTGGTACTCCCGGCGCTGCGGCCGGTGACGCTCTGAGCCCTCAGCAGTACGCTAAGGCAGTTCAGGCGCTGTACGCTGAGAAGCGTGGCCGGATTGATGGCACCCCTGAGTACGCAGCCCTGCGTGCCCGTGCTGCTCGCTACCGCGGATAATATCCCGTAGCATTATGCAAGAACTCAACATCCAGGTGATGTTGGGAAACCCTAACGTCACCTAAGAGAGGAAGCCTGATGGCTCTCGAAAGCACTACCAACATCGTCCGTCCTGGTCAGGACGGCGGCACCGGCGACATTGACGCCCTCCACATTGCCGAATATACCGGCATCGTCCACGAGACGATTGCCCGTAAGTCGGTACTGGAACCGTGGATTCCTACCCGCTCGGTCAAGGGTACTTCGGTCATTCAATCGTTCGCGGTTGGTGAATCGACCCTGCAAAAGGTCACGCCGGGTGTGACGCCTGACGGTACTGTCAATAAGTTCGGCAAGTCCACGCTGACCATTGACACGCTGATCCTGGCCCGTGACTTCTTCCCGCTGCTGGAACAGTGGCAAGTCTCGTACGATGCGCGTAAGCACGTCGGTGTCGAGCATGGCAAGAAGCACGCCAAGTTCAAGGATCAAGCGTTCTTCATCCAAGCGATTAAGGCTGGTCAACTGACTGCCTCGAAGTACGCTGGTGTTGACGGCGAAGGTCACGGTGGCGGCAACCAAGTCACGATGAACTCTCTGTCTGACGCGAGCGATCCGGCTCGGCTGTACAGCTACCTTGTTGACCTGTTCGTCAAGTTCGAGAAGCGTGACATCGACCCGCGTACCGACGACCTGATGGTTGTGGTCCGCCCGGACGAGTACGCTATTCTTGAACAGAACGAACTGCTGATCGACACCACGCTCAAGACGAGCGAAGGTAATTCGATCCAAGCTCGTGTCCTCAAGGCCCGTGGCGTCCCGGTTGTGTCGAGCAACAACGCCCCGTTCCAAAGTACGATCAGTGGTCATCTGCTGTCGAACGCTGGTAACGGCAACGCCTATGACGGTGACTTCTCGAAGGTCATCGCAGCCGTCTTCTCGCCGCAAGCTCTGCTCGCCGGTGAGACTATCCCGATGACGACCAACGTCTTCTGGGATCCGAAGATGCTGCAATGGTGCGTCGATGCGTACTGCTCGTTCGGTGTCACTCCCGACCGTGGCGACTACGCCGGTGTGCTGCTCGCGCCGTAATCACTGAGCAACCCTACCCCTGTCCTGCCTAACCGCAGGCAGGGGTTTTTTCGTACAAGGACTTTAAGACATGCTCAAACTTACCGTGGTCAACAGGATGCTAGCCACACTGGGTCAAGCCCCTTTGAACTCGCTATCCTCGAATAGCCGCTGGTTGGGGGCATGCCTTAGCGCCCTCGATCAATCCGATGTTGAAGTCCAGTCCCGTGGCTGGTGGTTCAACGAGGAAACCGTGACGCTTCAACCTAGCGCACTGGACTCTCGCATCTACTTGCCGGGCGACACTGCATCTGTGTCTGGCGACATTGTAGGTAATGGTATCGTTCAGCGGGGCAACCGACTGTATGACCTTAAGAACGGGACTGACCTGTTCACCCAGGAAGTTACTGTAACCTTGCGCCGTCAGGTTCCGTTCGAGGAACTCCCGGAGCAAGCTGCTAACTGGATTGCTGCTGAGGCAGTGTACTGGTTCCAGACTACCTACGATGGTGACGAGGCTAAGACCCGCCGACTCGATGCTATCCGCCAAGCTGCGCGGATGATGTTCAAGGCAGAGGACACTACCCAACGTGGTGCCAATCTGGTGGACAGCAACCGCAACGTGCAGCTTGTCCGTAGCTTCTCGCGCCGTCAAGGATATAGGATTCCCACCCGATGAAAGTAGCTAACTCTTACGCCGCGCTGGTGCGGGGTGTCTCAGAGCAGAACCCGCAGGACCGTCTACCTGGGCAGCATGCTGAGCAGATCAACATGATGCCTGACCCGGTGGCCGGGCTGGCTCGCCGCCACGGTACGCGCTGGCTGGCCGAGCAGACTATTCCTTACGACAGTTCAATTGTCAGAGAGGACTCTGGTTCGTGGCGCACCTTTGTGTACACGGATGCAGGCAAAGAGTACGCACTGCTCTACCGAACCTCTGCTGTTACGTCAGGTATGCTGCTGCTCGCGTACAACCTGACTAACAATCAGTGGCTGGAAGTGACCACTGACCCTGATGATACTGCTGTGGGAACTAGATTGTTCGAGGGGGTATCCTCTATTGCGAGTGCAGGCAAGTACGCACTTCTCGCTTCTCGCGGGTACAACGTCGCCGGTACTAGCGTCAACAAGTGGGCCGAGGAAGCCAACCAAACTAAGGCGGCCGTATGGGTACGCGGTGGTGCTTACTCCCGCAAGTTCAAGGTTACTGCCAAGTTGCGCAGTGATGGCAGCACTGTGGAGTTTGAGTACACCACTCCTGCCTCTGCATACCAAGGTGTGCTTGATACTAGCGTAGTTCCTCTGTTTGCATTAGACCCGGCTGGCGGCACTGCCGGCGACAGCGAGGCGCTGTGGATTAAAGCAGATGGTACTTCTAAACTGACCTGGGGTATGTGGGCCCCCAGCTCTATGACAGTCAAGCGTGGTAACGTCACCATGACTAACGTGTTCCCTGCTGCCCCGTCAGGTAATAACGAGTATTCGTGGGACTCTGCAAACTCGGCACCAACTATCCAATTCGACACTGTGCTGGCGTCTGCGGTGAACATCACTGCTGCGTACAACCACCTCAAGACGGTAGCTAATTCTCAGTACACAGGGCTAGTTGCGCAGATTCAAGCTGACTATAACTCCGCAGTTACTGCCTGGATTGGAACGGCTAGTGCGGCTATCCAACCGAGCAATATTGCAGAGCAGCTTAGGCTAGCTGCTGTAGCTGCGGGTTTGACGGCTACTCGTGTAGACGCTGCGCTCATCCTGGATGACGTTGAAGACCTCACCGTTACTGACAATGGTGACAACTCCCTCGTCAAGGGCACGGGTGCTAAGGTTGACCTGACGACTAACCTGACGGCTTACCACATCCCTGGCAAGATCGTCAAGGTGCAGAGCCGACAGACTGATGACGCGCTGTACTTCAAGGCCGTTGCGAAAGACCCGGATGAAACTGGGCTGACCAATGTGACCTGGGAGGAGTGCGCAGGTACTGAACACACCATTGACCTGGGCCTGATCCTGGGCCGGGCAGAGGGTACGGTGTACTACCTGGCTACTACGGCAGCTTTCATGAATGCCCTAACCGGCGAGACGGAAGCACCTGTGTACTCGGTTAACCCCTGCGGTGATATCGACAGCGTGCCTATGCCTCACATGGTAGGCCGGGTCATTACTAGCTTGGCAGTCTTCCAAGACCGCCTGATCGTTGGTAGTGCCGGCGTGATCCGGGTGAGCAAGAGTGGTGACTACTTCAACTTCTTTCGCAGCAGCCTGCTGACTGTGCTGGCTGAGGATGCCTTCGAGGTTTCCTCGCGAGGCCGGGAAGACGACGAGCTACGATTCCCGGTTGTCTATGACCGTGACCTAGTGATCTTCGCTCGGGATGCGCAGTACGCTATCAGCGGCCGCACGCCTCTCGCTGCCACGGGTGCGAACCTGTCTGTTATCTCAAGCCATAAGGGCGCGGCTACCGTGCCACCTGTGGCTGCTGGTAGCTTCGTGTTCTACGCTAAGCAGGGCGACGAGTCTTTCTCTGCTCACCAGCTTCAACCTGGGCAGGTGGCTGAGAGCCCGGAGGCTTACCTTATCTCGGCCCAGCTTGACCGTTATCTGGCGGGCAACGTCATCGAGCTACTGCAAATCGCCAAGCCGGCGATGCTGCTGGCCCGAAGCACTGGTGCCCGTAACTCGGTGTACGCATTCAACTACATC